GAAATGTCAGCCATGCCGGACCCCTCAAACCCTTATCAAATGAGAAGCTCTTTTGATGCCCCAGGTTATGGGATGGGAGTGGGGAGCATCCCAAAGGGCCATCCCTACCAGACTGTATCCATGGATAGAATGCCGACTAACTTTCGCGATCCGTTGGCTAACTGGGGCGCTCTGGCTGGCACGATCGGGGGGTGGGAATTCATGGTGCCTCCTCCGATGTCCACCGCTATCGGGGCGCTGGGAGGAGGGGCATTGGGGGCTGCGGGAGACCTCGCGATTGGTGACATCTTTGGCGACTCTCGATCTAGATACGCTGATGAGTCTGGCGAGTACCGAACGGAATTGAGGCAAACGGCCTTGGAGGACATGGAGAACATTACTCCGGAGCAAACGCAAGAGATTGGAGCAATGCTTGCTGGTAAGATCTTAGAAGCACAAGCTTCTCCAGACATGCGGCGAGACATGGGCGGGTCTATGACCATGGAGGCGTCTCCGTCTAGAGAGCTAATGAACCGCATGGCAAATAAGGGAGACATAGAGCTTTTGGAGCGCAGCAATCTTCCGCTGGAGTTCTCGAAGCGCATGGAGCCTCCGCGAGACTTGACGTCACCAAAGCGCATGCGAATGAATCCAGCCATGACTCCAAAAGTTGCAGACATGGTGCGGTCTTTAGGAAGCCGAGCGCAGCCGGAAATTTACCGACCACTGCACCCGCAAGGTCCATATCCTCAGGGCCACTTTAAGCAAGACATGCTTCCCCAAGGCCCTTTCCAGGCAATTAACCCTTATGAAGGACGGTAGGTATGCCAGGAGTTTACCCAACAGATGATAAGGTTTTGGTTGGACAACGGGCTCCGGACCAATGGTATGCGGGAATGCCCACTGCCATGGGGACGGGGGGGACAGCGGCTGCGGCGACAGCGTTGGCAACTCCGGTTATGGGGCCGTTTGCTCCAGTGGCGGGAGCGTTGATGGGTCCGTTTGGAGGTCTGTTCGGTTCGTTTTTTGAGCCTGACCCCGTCCCAGTGTACGAAGAGCTTCCCCCTCCCCCGATGGTGACTTTGCCTGGGAGCGCGGCGATGCAGCAGTACGCGGCGGGAGCTTACGATCAACAGCAGCAACCCTACGCCGCACAATACGGCGTGCAAAATCCCTATGGGTTTAGATAATGGCAAAGAATGACGAGCTTAAAGTTCTTGATTACGTCAAGAAGTGTGTAAAACGAAATCAAGACGCTCGTAAGCCTTTGGAGTATCGTTGGTACGAAAATGCTGCATTCGCTGCTGGGTACACCAATATAGAGCACGATCCTCGGACGCAACGCCCATTCTCAATGGGGAATCCAGGCAATCACTCTAGCAATCCCCAGGTTCAAGATAAGCTTAGAAAATACCACGCAAAGCTTACATCCCCCCGAATGATGCCGGAGTGCATTCCCGGCTCTAACGATAGGGATGCGCGTAAGCGGGCCTCTGTTGCCAACTCATTGATTTTGCATTTTGCGGAAATGCGAGACCATGTATATGCAACGCACGCAGCGATGCTTAATATGATGGTGTTTGGAAATGGCATTTGGTCTACCCAGTGGGACCCCAACGCTGGGGAATGGGTAGAGGACATTGAGTATGTCAATGATGAGCCTGCCTACTCTGAAGTTCAAATACCTGGGGTTGGGGAGGGTGGCGAGCCCCTTTTAGTAGACGCTCCTTTCCAGACAATACGCGACATTCAGAAGGTTTATTATCAGTCCGGTCTTCCAAAGATGCGGTCGGTACACCCGTTTAATTTTTTTCCAGATCCTCAGTGGCGGCACTTAACAGTAAGCCAGTGCATGAATTACGCGGAAAGAAAAGTAATTCCACTCGACCTCCTCGAGCTACATTTTCCAGATGTGGACCTTAAGAGCGTTAAGACAATTGATGAGCCTGAAGATGCTTTCTTGTTCCGCGAAGTGGATTCCATGTTTGGATTGCGTGATGAACAAAACGCAACCGCATCCCAGATGGTAGAAATATATGACTTCTACCACTCTCCCGTTGTGTCTAGCCGGAATGGTTTAGATTACAAACGAGGCTTCCGATGCATTTATGTCGGAGACCAAATAATTAAATTGGTAGATGGTCTACCCTACAATGATTACCCACATGCAACATTCCGAGACCGACAGTTTACAGATCGAGGATGGGGGATGTGTGTAGTTGATGTTTTACGTCAAGCCCAAACTCGCTTAGACCTTGTGGAGCACATTGAGATTAGGGCAGCCGAAAGGACTGCTGACCCACCTCTTCTCAAACCACACGGCTCAAGCGATACGAACTTTCAGGGTCGCGCTGGTGAGATTTACGAGTACGTGCCTTACGGCGAAGAGAAGCCAACCTTTATGGTTCCCCCTCAGATATCACCGCACTTGTATCAAATGAGACAAGATGCGATGGCTGATCTGGAGGCGTTGAGCCTTACGTCTTCTCCGGTCGGAGGTTCTGTCCCATCCCGTGGTGACAGCGCAGCCTATCTTGATCGCCTCCTCGAAGAGAATCAGGTTGCAATGGCACCAACGGTTCAAGAAATTGAGGCCGCTCAAGCTCACCAGGCGACCCATCTCGTGCGACTTTCCCAAGAGTTTTTGCCCATTGGCTATCGGTTTGCTCTTGTCGGCCAAGACCAGCAACCATCTGTATACGAGTTTGACGGAACCCCGTTTAATCTTGTAGACATTCGTATGGTTCCAGGGTCGGCGGCTGTTTCATATCCCAACCAATTGCGGACCTCCATTATGCAATTAGCTGCAAATGGAATGCTGCAAGAAAATAATCCTAGAACAAATGCAGTTGTTGAGCTTCTTTTAGGCGCTCCGGTTGCATACAAGCTTAAAGACGTCGAAGAGCCTGGAGATAAAGCTGTTGCTGATATTAATATCTTACGAGTGCAGCAGGGCCAGGAACCATTCTTTAAGCCATGGATGAATCACCAAAAACATATTGAAGTACTCTTGTCCGCAATGCGTGACCCGAAATTCTTTTTAGATTATAACTTGGACCAGCAATCAAAGCTGGAAGAGTTGCTTCAAAAGCATCAGGCAGCAATTGCCCCGAACCAGGCCCCAATGGGAATGCCTGGTGCTCCGGGCGCTCCTGGTGCTCCGCAACAAGGACAAAACCCTCTTGAGCTTCTACAGGGTGGAGAGCAGGGGGGTGGTGGTGCAGCGCAAGTGCCTGCAACTGCCAATGGTTTTGTAGGTGAACTAGGCGGTCAAGGGTAGCCGTCATTAACTTTAAGGGTATATGATGAGTAAAACAGCAGAAGAGCGTATTGCAGAACTGGAAGCTAAATTAAATTCAGCTTCTGATGAAAACCAAAAACTTCAAAACTACTATAGCCAAGCTTATCGGGCTATGGAAGAAGCGAAGCAAAACGAAGCTTACTACAAAGGCCAGTTTGAGTCTGCGTCAGCCGCGCAGTCCCAGCCATCTCACGAGACAAGTTATGATTATTCTGAGCCAGAAACTCAGAACATGAATGCTCTTGTTGAAAAGGCCATTGCAGAAAGACTCGAGCCTCGTCTTCAAATGGTAGAGAGGTATGCAACAGACGCTCTTCAGCAAACTGCTGGCCGAGAGGTTGACCGGGCGCTGAAAGCATTCAAAGACAAGCACCCCGAGTCCGCACGTATTATGGACTTTGAGCGCTTGATTATGTTGGATGCATCGGAAGAGGTTAAGCGGCGGCAGGCAGTGAATCAGCCCGTAGGTGACGTTAAGGAAATTGCCCTTAAAATCGCTGAGGACCGGATTCAGAGACACAATAAATTAGAATCAAAAGTGGCAGAGCAAAACAAACAACGCCGGGAACAAGCAGAGCGAAAGGCTATGCTCCCAGATATGTTCGCCTCTGCTGGATTTGAAGACCTCCCCAAAGCTCCTGAAAATGCGAAGGAAGCTGGAGATCTTCTTGAAGATTTATTGCGCCGCCAAAAAGGCGCAAACTAATAGGAGAATACAATGGCACTCCCAAAGACCGGATTAACGTCATTTGGAGCGTTTAGTGATCTATTTCAGTACACTTACGCAGATGTAATTATTAAGCTTCTCGATACCGTTGATGATGTCGAGAAATGGATTGACTCCGTAGCCCAAGAAGATTGGAACGGTGGAGATTCGCAGCACTACCTGTACAAGACAGCAGGCGGTAGTGGTAGTCGATTTGTTAATGGTGGACCTGGAGCAGCAGCACCTGTGCTTCCTGTGTACAACCCACCATCATACGATGAGGCTGCTGTTCGGTTGTTCCCCCACATGGACATTGTGGAGATCACCGGACCTAAGCTGATTCGTGCTCATGACAAGCCTGGTATGTACCGGCAGATTATGGACGAGTTGGTTTCCGATGCGAAGAACTCTCACCGAAACCGAATTGGACCTAAGTACTGGGGTGGAACGCAAGGCGCTCTGCTTCCTGGTGCTGCTGGGTTTTCTAACTCTGGTGTGATTGGTGTGATTCCTGCTGGGTCTGGTAACTTTACAGCCAATGCTGGAAGTGCAAACCCAAACGTGACTGTTCGTCAGCGAGAGACAGATACTACTCTGACTAACACAAAAGCATACATGGGAACCTATGCTGGTGCCCGTTACATGCGAGCAGGAATGCAGGTCCAGATTGGTACTCAAGCTCAGCTAGTTGCTAATACAGGAACAAATGCAATTGTTTTGCAGGTTGATCAAGCAAATCAAACTATGATTCTTGATGCAAACCTTGGCAACAATGCTGCTCAAATGTTTGTTGTTGAAGGCGATGCTAACGGGAACGAATGGGGTAACTGCGTTACTGGTCTGGCTGATGCAATTGATGACATCGGAACATACCACGGTATTGACCGAGCAACTGCAACTCCATGGCAGTCATTCATTACTCGAAACGGCAACAACCTTCGTGACTTCAACCACTGGCGTATTACTAGTTTGTTGATGCGAATGGCAGATCTTGGGCCTAAAGATGTTGATGAAATGAGCCCTGTGATTTTCTCACATAACTCTTTGCTTCAAGTTTATCTCCAAGAGATTGACCCTGTATACATGCAGACAGATCTTAAGGCACTCAAAGGTCACACTACGATTGCTTACCAGTATGGTGCTCGACAAATTCCATGGGAGACCGCACGGTCTGCTCCATTGAACCAGTACACCATTATGGATCGTTCAGCCATGAAGCGGGTCAAGCTTGGTGATTACGGTTGGGATACCTCAACTGGATCTATCTTCAAGCAGATTCCTGGTACGTTTGCTTTCCAAGCATATGCGTACAATGAGTTTGAACTTGTTTGCGAAAACCCACGTTGCCAAGGACGAGAAGAGGACATCCGAGTCCCTGCTGGTCTCATTGCAACTTAATTGAGTTGGGGGGCTTCTGGCCCCCCTCCTTTTAAGGAGAAGATATGAGTTTTCAAAAAGCACATCAGATCTCAAATGAGTTGGGGGAAGTTCTTGTAACAACACCTCCAATTAATTTGATTACCCGGCCAACAGACTGGGTAAATCCAGTTGGAACATATGTAGCGCTTCCAAGCCCTGCTGTGTCAGGTCGTTCTTATCGAGTTCTTGAGGTTGGTTGCACTATTCAAACAGCAGGAACGGCTGTTAACGCAAACCAAATTAGCGTTGGAATTGTTGGAGGAACGCAAAATCTTGTCCCTCTTAACAGTGCAAATCTTCCTGAAGTAACTACGGTAGGAGAGACTTACAGCACAAATAAGGGCGGAGCAAATGCTTGGTCTTTTCGGGCAGCAGGAGGGGGCAATGTTGATACAGATGGCGTTGCTTTCTTGAGCCCCGGACAGCAACTTGTGTTTACTGTTGGCGCTAATGTAGCGGATTCACCTCATGTAATATTTTTTGCGCGGCTTGCTCCAGTTTTGAGCAAAGACGTATTCGAATAGGAGAACTAAAATGGCGAATGATAGTTTAAGAGATGGCCCGGTAGGGTCTAGTAAGCAAGCTCCATTTGCGGGTCCAGTTATGATTGACTTGGCTCGCCTTAATGGAGACATGAACGTGGATAAAAGCGCAGCTGCTTCTGCGGGTACTCTTTTTGGGCCAGGCGCAGCTTTTGGTGTAGACTACAGAGTTCTTGCTGTTCAGATCTTTGTGTCTGATGAAGCTGTAGCGACTGCTGATATTCAGTGTACTCTAGGGTACAACGGAAACCCAACCGGCTCTGTGGCTCAGGACTTAGATGCTTTTGTAAGCACAACAGCAGCGCTGGGGTCAGCCACTGCTGCGGCTGGAACTGTTCACGACATTGGCCTTACGGGTGCTGATGTTGCTGCTACATTTGGCGCAACAAACGGGCCTCTTGTATTTGTGAACAATGGCGCTCCATCTGGAACTGGTAACTACACTGTTCGTGTTCTTGCTGTCCCAGTAAGCGGTGGTCAGTACTTCACTAACTAAAGGATGACTATGCTTCCTATGATGGAAAACAGGGATGATCTAATTCGTGCTGAAATGGATTATTTCCGTAACATAGTCAGGAATGGTACTGCTGCTCCCCATACTGAGTGGGAGCAGCGGGCCAATCTTTTGGATGGTTTGCTTCCTGACGAAGAGTTTTATCTAAGATTCATTGAAAAGAACTTTGATGGGTCTGCGATTAACAAGTGGGTCTTGTTTGGGCAAAAGCCAAACACACCTATGTATCGTGGTGAAAAGCCAATCTTTACGATTATGACTATCGAGAAGATTGGACAGGCGGGCACTTATGACACTCCGCACGATGCACACTTGGATGGTCTTCGTATGCTTGTTCTTGATTGGCGTGAAGGGCGACATGCTGCGCTAGAGAGAATGGAACGAGAGAAAGAAAAGGCTAACGACATAAAGATGAAAGATGCTATCAATGAGGCACAGGGCCGCGTTGATGATATGTTTTGGATCTGGAAAAGAGCCATGGGTGAAGACATGAACTTTACCCTCGGTGCAGATGGCAAAGGTCCAAACCATGGCGGCAAGCACTTTGGTGCTGCCTTTGATCGTAACAAAACTGCCTCTGGGATTATTTTGCCATGAATGTGAAGGAAGCTGTTCGCCGTCTCAATGGTTATTTGCAACGCCGAGGAAAGGTGGATGGTTCCGGTGGTTGGACGGAGCAGTATCTTTTAGATCTGCTTAGTGACGCCAACCTCGATATGTACCACCGTATTGTAAACTACGGGCCTGAGATATTTCAGCTTACAGATCGATTCACTTATGACGCAAATGCAACGGACGTTGACTTAAATGTAAAGTTAAGCGGTCTCCCTATGACCATTTGGTATATCGGAACCCTTTCAAAAGACGAAGGCATTAGCGCAAACAATATCCCCGCGCCTATTGGGATGCCCCGCAGAACAGATTTAGACTCGCTTAGTGCAGGCTCTTCAATCTCATCGACCACTGGATTTGCGGCGGCAAGTGCGGGCATAACGCTCCCCTCGTCCTTTCCTTTGGTCGGTGGCAACTACTCTACTTACCAAGGGCAATACTTAGGGAAGAAGCTTTCTTTGCGTCCCGTCCCTACCCAGGACACCTACATGTATATCCGGTGGACGCCGGATGCTCTTGCTCCTCTTGTAGATGAGGACCAGGACCTTCTAAATGGCTTTCTCCCGCAGTTCCACCCTGCAATCGTGTACAAGGCCGCGATTCAAGCAAAGAGCGCTAAGGGCGAAGATACGCAACAATTGGTTGGGTTGTACCAGGAGATGATAGGTCAGTACGATTCTAATCTGAAGATGGGCTGTCGCCAGCGTCAACGGCAGCAGCCACAACAAAGAGATCCGATGCGATGGGAGTACTAAATGAGAGCCTCATCTCCTCCCATAGTT